TTAGCTATCAACTGGTTATACCAACCCTTCATCACTACGTTGTTAAACACAATAGAGAATGACTTCAACTGTGCTAGTAACTTGAACCGCTCGTCAGACATCCAAGCAGGTTTCTGTACCATACGTGGCCGCATCACTGTGTCCTCTACTACGTTAAGAACACCCATCTTAAACTGCTCTTCATAGAACTTATCTTTCTTACCGCCTCTAAGATGCCAGTTATATGCTTGAGATATATTAAGACCTGCTTCAGCAAACTTATCTCCAATACGAACCTGCTCTTTAACGTCACCATCCTTAATCGCTTTTTCGTAAGCAACTAAGTCAGCTCTGAATGCTTGCTCCCCTTGAATAGCAGCAGTCATACGCAGTGCTTCAGTCCACTGAGGCGTTAGCGTCATGTTATAGAAGAAGTTCTCAAAGTTAGTAATCCTACCACCAATCTCATTGTCACCAATACGGGCAGCTGCTGTGTTCTTAAGCTCATAAGCAGTCATGCCTAAGTCTGCAATGATATCAGTGGAGTCCACCAACTTAGCTGCATCGTTAAACGTCAGACCACGACCATGTTTAAACTGCTCTCGTATAATACGTGCTGTCAGTTTACCCGCAGCAGTAACAGTCTTACCTGTTTGTCCCGTTCTGGAGGCTACAACGAACACCTCAGCCAATGAAGGGAGAAGAGATAGTGGTAGTAGGGTTACAGATAAACCCGCTCTAACAGCATTCTGTGCAGTTCTAAGGCCATCCCCTTGGGTAACATCTAAGTTACGTGTAGGGATACGCTGAGATAGGTTCATCAGGTTAGCTAAGTCATTAGTCACTGTCTCTACGTTAAAGTTGATACCCTTCTGCTTAGCATCATTGATTACATCTGCTACTCTTTCGTAGAACACTTCATTATTAGCTCCAAACTTCTTAACGTGAGCTAGTCTCTCTGACATCATTTCATAATAAGAATAGATAGACTCTTGAACCTTGGCTTTAGGATCAGTCCAACTATTCCAGAAATCCTGCGGAAGCTCTGCCAACATACGATGAGTCTCAACAGCATTCTGAGTGTTAACCTTAATGCCTTGAGTCTTACGCTTACCTACCCTGTTGTTCATCTTCTTAGCTGCTTTCTTCTGAGCTTCTTCTTTAGTCATACCCTCTTCAATAAAAGAATCTACTTCTTCAGAGTACTTCTTAAGTATCTTAGTGTCGGTATCAATACCAAAGTGTTCATAGCCTTGGCTTTCAATACGAGCTACGTACTTCTCTACCTTTTCTCTGGTAAGCTCGACACCACGCTCTTGAGCTATTGTCATAGCATCATTGATAAACTGCTCTTTGTTCTGCTTGATATTCTTGTAATCTAAACGACCATGCAATGGGAAGTAAGTACCGCCTTCAAACAAAGTAGTATCTATACCTAGATTCTTAAGGTCATTCTTGATAGTCAAGTCTAAGAAAGTAGATAACTCATTAGATGCCTTCTTACCTTGCTTACTTAAGTTAGCATATGCTTCTTGCTTAGCTTCTCCCTCTGGCATTACACGCTGATCATGTACAGCCTGAGCTTCAACAGCGTCTAAAGTTAAGAAGGTACTTAGACCTTTGTTGTAAGTTGACTTAAACGCCATTGACTCTGCGTGTACTGGCTTGATTCCTAGTCTACGTGCGAAAGAACCTTGCTGTTGGTTAAACTCACCAATAAGCTTCTTAGCTTTATCTGTATTTATCTGATTTAGAGTCTTGCTTCCTGCCTCACCCATGAAAGGGGCTAAGTATTTAGAATACAAGTGACCTAGCTTAGTCTCTGTAACTGGAACTTTCTCTTGATTCTTAACCCAACCGCCTGTCTTAGAATCAAACTCAATAATACCCTCGTCTACCTGCTTGGCAAACGACAAGTCTGCATTGTTCTGAGCTTTGTTCATAACGCTAGAGCCTACACCAAAAGGTAAGCCCAACACACCACCAACCAGAGCCTCTACCGCAGACTCTTTCATAGCCTCTTCAATATCTAACTCATCCCAGTAAGACGTAGCGTTAGCAGCTGCCAGAGTTGTTGATATATCCTGTACACCTTCTGTCGCGCCTGACGTTAATGCGCTAATACCCATTGCTCTACCTACAGAAGGAGCTTGAGCAACCTGACTACGAATAGCACCACTAAAAGCAGCAGCGTTTCCTGAGTTAATTGCATCCTGTACGTCTGGAGCTACACGCTTAAACGCAGGAGATAAAGCCTTAACAAACTTAGCAGCAGCCAAAGGCTCTAACGCACCTAAAGCAAGACCAGTACCTAAGTCTGCCATAGAAGCATTGTATGCCTCATCCATGTCCTCTGCTTTTAAACCGATATCACCGATGTTCATAAAGCCAGATGTTAAACCACCTGCTACCAACGCACCTGTAGTACCTGATGCACCTACTAAAGTAGCGGCAGGGGCTGCTGCAAGCGCAGGTAAGGCAACGCCAATAGTACCCGCACCTCTAGCAACTTGATCCAGTAAACCTCTGAAGGAGAATTCACCATCTTCATACAGAGGATGTGCCTTCACCATGTTTACTTCTGCTAAGTTCTCGTTCTTACCATCAACCATAGCCTGTCCGAATGCGCTGTCTGCGAATCCGAATGCCTCTGCTAGTGATTGACCACCTCTATATAACAACGCCTGACCTAAGTCAACTCCCGCGCCTACTTGATCTGCTATTCCATCAGGGCTTTGACTAATGTTACGATCAAACTGCTGATCTGAAGCAGTCCATAGTGCATCAAAGTCTATCGCTTCTGACATTATTTAATTCCCATAAGTTTCTTTGTAGCTTTGTTTACTGCCGTATTTACATTACCCTTCTCAATCTCGTCTCCAACCCATCCTTGACCGCTACTAACAAAGTTCTTAATCCAAAACTGACGATCATCTGGGGCTAGTCCTCGTAGATATCCTGAAACCTGAGGATTACCCATCATATATTGAGATATTACTTTCGTGTTTGATTCATCAGCACCTGCTACCTGTAACTCAGAAGAAAGAGCATCCACTGATTCTCTATAAGTTAATGGGTCTTTTGCCAACGCTGCCATCTCCTGCGCTTTAGCTCTACGTGACGCAGCTTGCGCTCTAATAGCATCAAGAGCCAGTGCAGCATCTCTATACTTCTTAGCTTCAGCTGTCTGAGCTGCTGATTTCTTAGCTGCAATACCTGCTTGTAGTCCTTTACCTAAGTTAGCCAGAGTACCTTCACCGCTAGACGAACCTGCCAACATAGCAGCACCCATAGCCATCAAGTCAACACGCTCGTTAACAGCATCGAACCAGTTATCAGCACCACTGCCTTGACCCTCTGACTTATCAAGAGCAGATGTGTCTTTAAGTTTAGTCTGAATCTTAGCAGTACCTAAACCTAAAGGATCATTAACAGCAGAAGCAATGCTAGGGTCTATTGTAGGTGTTGAAGCTCCCTCTTTAAACGTATCGTCTGTTGTACCTGACGGGGATAGTTTAGACTTAGCTTTGTCCTTAGCTTCAGTGTAAGTAACACCTTCCTCTCTTCCGGTCAAACCACCTACAAAGTCAGAGTTAAGTATATCTGTTCCCACATTCTCTACAGCAATAGCTGCCCGATTAAAAGGATACATTAAGTGACGAGCAATATCTTCGGGAGCTGCTCGAACCGCTGCCCCGAAATCATAGGCACTATCAGGTAAAGACATATCAGGTAGAAGACCAGAGATATCAGCATCTGCGATACGCTGTTGTTTATCAGCATCATAAGCCGACTGTTGTATTGCTCGGTTAGCAGTATTCTGATCTACTAAAGCCTGTGTTGCTTGGCGATTAGCTACTGGATCATAAGGAGGTACTAGCGCAGGAAGAGACATATTAGGTATATTTGCAACAGCGTTTACACCCTTACCTATTAATGCAAAAGGATTCGTAGAAGAGCTAAGTATTTCTCTAGCTGATCTTTGATCCGGTACATACCTAGAAGAAGGGGCATTAAAGTCTACATCAAACTCAGAACCTACAGGTACGTTTTGAGACACCGCAGTAGGTAAAGTATAGTTAGGAGTTATAGCCCCTCGCGTAACTGTATTTAACATAGCAGGAGTAGCGCCTAACTGTAAAGCCTGATTAATAAGCGCGTTTACTTTACCTTGACTTCCTGTTTTGAATATATTTGGAGTTGCCATTATACACCTACCTTGTTAAACATATTAGCTTGCTGCTGTTGCTGCTGTTGCATTTGAGATACAAGCAAAGTTTCTAGCAAGTCAGCTTCTCTGTTACGTCTAGGGTGTAGCTCGACATTCTTCCACTCCGATGGGTCACGTAGCTTAGCAATAGCTGTCTGCAAATCACCATCAATAACTGCCTTCATTGTCTTGTATCTAAGAGCAGCTGCACCATAGTTATGTAGCAGCGATAGAGCCACTGCCTGTTGTTGTGGTTCTAGTGAATCAAACTTAGGGAAAGCATTACGTAGCTTCTTCTTAGACTTCTCAATATGTCTACGAGTAATGTTCATAGCTATCTCAGCAGGGATGTTAAAGTGTCCCAACTCATACTCAATAGCTACAGCGTCATCGCCCTGCTTACCTACATAAGGAAGCATAGCAGACTCTAAGGCATCAGGTAGTCCCAACGCCTTGTACTCTCTCAAGTCCATCTGACCAATGTCAATACCACCGCCAAAGGTTAAACCAGACTTGCCCACGACAACCCCGTTAACCTTTGGAATATATGTCCTAGTTTCAAACCCTTCTTGCTGTAGTAGAAACTGGATTACTGCATCATCTTTATTCATCATTTACCTACTTTAAAAAGGAAGATTATTAATACCACCACGGGAAGCAAGAGAACCAATGTCGCCAACACCACCGCCACCGCCACCTCCCATCATACCTCCAAGGAAGTTACCACCTAAGCTACCACCACCTGCCATAGGCATTCCTGCCATAGCTAAGCCAATACCCATAGCGGCTCCTAGCGGATCAGACTTCTGCTTAACAGTAGTTTTCTCTGAACCTTCTTGATCAAACTCACCAACTAATGGATTAGCTCCTAAGAAGTCATAGAACTGTGATAGGTTAGTAAGCTCAGCCAAGCGAGGAGCATTGAACATATTAATATCATTCAGAAGCTCTTGCTGTGAGCGTATACCACGCTGATCACCAATCTGACCCATAACATCAAAGCCTCTCTCACCAGTTTGTAAGGCCATAGGTATTAATCCTTGGGCTTGTAGTGCAAGCTGCTGCTGCGCTAATGCTGCCTTGGTTAAGGATTCCTGAGTGTTACGATCAATCTCACCACCTAGCAAACCAAGACCTTCTTGACCTTCACTGCCACCGTACTGCCCTATTGCTGTACCCTGCTGAAATAAAGGAACAGCTTGCCTTTTAAACTGAGTACTCGCCTCCCCTAATATATCCTCCATCTGTTGTTGAAAGATAGAGTTATTCTCAAGATCACCAGACATCAACATGTTCTGAAGCTGAGTCTGCTGAGTATTAACCAGATCAGTTAGACCACCTGTAGGGCTGTACATATCAAGCAAACCCTGCTGAGCCTCTGATATTAATGGATCTTCATCAGCAAGCTGTGTACCTTGATAGATACCTTCAACGCCTTGATTGTATAGATTAGTAGCGCCCTCTAAACCAAGGACAGCGCCTTCACGCAGCTCGTCACTTAATCTACTTTTCTGTTCTGATTCTACTGTTGTTGTACTACCGCCACCACTCATCTTAAAACTCCTTAATCATTAATACTCTGTCACAAGAATAATCAGGAAGCAGTTTAAGCCATCCTTTCCTACCTTGTATCTCAATTCCATCTAATCCTTTTGACTTAGACCACTCTTCTATTTCGCTAATTAAATGTACCCACTCTTCAGCACCATCACCACCTAGTAGATGTATAAGCAATCGCTTAGTGGTTGGGTATGTAACAAGATTAGTTACTACAATACCTACTACATCTTTATCAGTAATTAACCACAGTTGGCTATCACCTTTCTGAATATTAGTTAACACGCTTTCAACAGTTACTTCAGGTGCTTTGACTAATACCTTATTCAAGTAATGTAATACTTTATCTTTGTTACTAACCAGTTCATCTATTGTAGTAACTCTTGTAACCTTATACGTCAATGGCTTTACCTGTTACGTTTACATCTAATGTATCAAAGGTTACATCAGTTGTGCCTGATGTTAGGTACATCTTAATACTTAGTACTTGACCTGCACTTACTGTACCATTAGAAGTAAAGCTTATAGGTAAGTAATCAGAGCCGCTGAAGTTCATGGTATGTAAAGTACCTGCTACTAACGAACCATTTAAATAAACACCAATAGCCGCAGGTGAACTACCACCACCATGACGTTTAACATTAGCACTGAAGGTTAATGTATACTTACTGTCAGACAGGAAAGTAATAGTACCTGCTGAGTGACTAGCCGTCATACCTTCTTCATCAGCACGTACAGTGTTGTAAGCTGTAATAGTAGCAGGAGTAGTGCTAAGTGCCATAGTAGTTCCTGACGTAGCTAGGAACATACCTGTCTCATGTGTCTCGCTAATACCACCTAAGAACCTAGCGATACGCTGTAGCTCATTGTTTATATAGACAGGGTACGCTTCCATATCCTGCGGAGGAGGTAGAGGCACATACTCAAGTCTCATTCTGAACCCTCTGTACTGTACTCAATACTGTATCCAGTTAATGCCCAGATATCATCACTAGCAGAATCTACTTTAATACCTATGTACCTACCACTCTTACGGAAGTTAGCTTTGTAGTCTTGTCCTATTACAAAAGGATGAGGAGAAGACCACGACACACCTTCACCTTGGTTGTTCTCTGACCCTATAGATATGTTAACTGTACCTTCACCTACAAAGTGCGGATAGATAGTGTTAACATACTTGTATCCTTTGTCATCACCAAAGTCTATACCTATTCTTTCAAATGTAGTAGTGTATGTAGTGCTGCCATTAATAGTAAGTCCCGTATTACCCTTGTAGAACTTAGGCGTATCATATCCAACAATAAACAAACTCTTAGCAGATGGATTAAACCTTTCTTCTCCCCAAGGAGTACCATCTGAATCCCAGTAGCCTGTATCAGCATCCCATATAGAAGGATTTGTATTATCGTCAATGACTACACCAGTAGATATATAAGACACCCCAGATATATCACGCTCTGCCCATGCATCAACTTCCCAGTTCCACACCAATGCTTTGTTGGCTGCTCCGTTGGTGCTGTCCTGTGTAGGAAAGTAAATCCAAATCTCTTTACGAGGTACGTCAGCTACGCATTTAACCTTGTCTACGTGGTCAGGATTAATCTGAGTGTACAAGGCTTTAGCTATCTTGTTAGTAATAACAGACTTCTTAGAAGTACCATCATGTACATAAACATCACTGACACCTACGACAAAGTGCTTCCCATCAAACTCAGCCACACAGTCACGAGAAAGAACACCCGTATCATCACTAAAGACTTTCCTGAATGAGAATATAAAGTTACCGCCTATGAACTGCATAGCCCACACTGCGTCACTCTTGTAGATAAAGAACGTATCATTAAGAGCAAGACCATCAATACAGCGACCTGCGGTATCTGGAAGAATGTTATAACCCGCCTGTACAGCAGGGTCTACAGCATCCCATGAAGTAGGTACGCCACCTAAAGGAGCTGTATCACTCCACTTAACCATAGAAGGGTATGGCTCACCTGCATCATTAAATATATCTAAGGCAATCAAGTAGTTCTTAAACGGGCGTACAACACCTGTAGTCCAACCAGTAGGCCATGCAGTCAAGTCTTGCATCTTACTAGCATTAGGCACTAAGAACTGAGGAGCGTCTGTCCTGTTGTTCATTATCAACGCACCATTAAATGTAGAAGATGTCCAACCGCTATCAAAGTCTCCAGTGTAGTTTACATCTGATCCACCAGACTGACGGGTTATGTTAATATTACTATTACCATCTGTCTTATATATCTTATCCTCACTAGCGTATACCCAGAAGTTAGTAATATTGTCTGTCCAAGGCACAGCAATAATAGGAGTAATAGATGGAGTAGCAAGTACTTCTTGATAACCTAATGCTCTATTGCTTCTGTGGTTAGCAAAGTCAACATTACTTACCGCACTCCATATCTCATTAGGTAGCTCATACGGAGACAGGTCAATGTTAACCCCTCGCGGTCTTAATACTTCTACCTTCTTATATGCCATGATTAAGCAGTCCTTTTCCAACGATAGACAACACAGTATGGAGGCATGTTCTCGTGTGCGCTGCCGCTACCTGCACCGCCTGTAGTACCGCTTACAGTGTGGTTGTGGCTTGCATCTAGGTTAATTTGATTAGGTAGGTTTACATAACTAGGTACGCCATCCGAGCTTATGTGAGGAGCAGACCCAGAGTTGGAAGTTGAGGCAATACCACTTGCAGTTTTAGCTCTCAACTTCATGTACGTAGCATCGTTATCTGTAAACTGAAAGCTACCTGTTAGAGACTTAGTGCTTGTCGTACCACTAAACGAGTGGGTATGGCTTGGCATCTGTGCGGAAGTTAAAGCTACAGTCTTAGCACCGCCAGTGTCATTAACGCTGTCAAAAGAACCATCACTGCTGTCTTGACCTACAGTAACTCTACCATTACCATACCTTACCCAAGTAGTACCAGTAAAGTATGTACTAGGATTAGCACTAGATGTAGATTCATAGATAGTTCCAACAGGATATATTATATTAAATATACCACCTGCTAAAAGGTTAAGCTCTGCTGCTGTAGTTGTAACTGCTGCTGAACCAAGGTTAGGAAATTGTGTTTGCAAGACTTCTTTCAATAGACGAATATGATTATCGCCTTGAGCCTTGCTGTCAGTCCCTAGCGGATTAGTTGACACTAAGTCAGTTATGTATGTTGCCGTTTCAAGTCCCATTATAGCCTCTTATTTATTTCTTTACAGTTTTATGTACATATATGTGTACACTTATTGCACTTTTATGTACATATTACCTCTTAGACTTAGCGCCAGAGCATTTCCAACGCTTGCGTGAAAGATTGTTAGGAGTGTTGGGATCGTTCTGCTTCTTCTTAGGCAGACGCTTCTTAATCCCAAGACTACGAGCGCAATAGCTATCGCCCTTAGCAGTACCTGCTCTTACTCTAGGGCCACCGCCTTTAGCCTTACCTGCTTGACCATAGCTAACCTTCTTACCACTAGCAGTGATCTTTACTTTGGCTTTGCCTTTACGAGGCCGCCTAGTAGCCATTACTTATCCTCATCTTTTGTTTCATTAAACATACTTTGCATAGTATCAGACTCATATATTCTAATACCCAACCATATAATCGTCAGTAAGGACGCTGTAGGCGGTAACCATGCGGTCAACGAGGCTACTGCTGTTGAAGCTGCTGCTACATCTAACATATCTTTTGTTTGCTCATCCATTTGATTGACCTATAATCCAAGAAAACACAGAGTAAACACCTATAGCCAATATAAGTATTCCTGTAATCTGAACTGTGTTCCAAAACACTGCCTTACGTCTACGCTCCTGTGCGTACACAGTCTTCTCTCTTTGCTCCTTAATCTTCCTACGTAACTCGACCAACTCTTTGTAACCATTCGGCCCATAGGAATACATCAGGAGTTCCCTGAGTTCTTTCTCTTGTTGCTGTATCTTCTTTTGGTGAGCATATACCTGCATTGCCTCTTGCTCAACAGACTGTGATGCAACAATCTTCTTAAACAGGGGCGGGTTTTCTGCTCTTCTCTGACATTCATTTAAATCACTTACTGCTCCATACCATCGGCCTATCTGACCCATTGTATCCTCAACAGCGCGACCCGCAGCTACCATACGCTTGATCGTGCCAAAGGCGTTAGTGGCTATGCTAATTGCTGTTACTGGATCAATCATTACTAAGATACCCCTACCTGTTTAATTATATAGCCTTTAAGAAACTACGACCTTCATCAGCTAGTTCGTACTTCTCACCAGTTCTAC